GCAGGAGATACAATTTCTCCAGGTACAGCAGGACAAAGGTATCAATGTAGAGTAATGGAAGATCCTACAAAAAGTGGGAATGGATGGGTATATATAGTAAGATTGAAAAATGATGATTTCAATGCTTTTGTACCAGCATCTTTATTAGTTCCAGGACAACAGTGGATCAAATTATGGTCAGAATACGAAGAAGGTGCTAACCAAGATGGTAGTACTCAATACGCAATGCCTTTAACACTTAGAGATTCTCTAGGTAAATTCAGAAAGAAATATCAGGTAACTGATTATGCTTCTGAAGAAGTATTGGCAGTTAAAGTTCCAGATTCAAAAGGTGGATATCATGACTCATGGGTTAAGTATGCAGAAGTAGAATACTGGCAACAGTGGTACAGAGAACTTGAAAGAGCATTCTGGTACAACAGAAAAACAAAATCTGTAAAAGGATCAACAGGTAGATCAGTAGATAACTTCTCTGGTATACAAGAAAAATTAGAAGATTCTCATTTACATTATTATACTGAATTAACTGCTAAGTTAATTGAAGAGTTCTTATTGGATATCTTCTATTCTAGAGTTAAGCCAGGAGCAGGTAGAAAAATTAAAGTTTTTACAGGTGAATATGGAATGGTATTGTTTAATAGAGCTATGCAAGATATTCTTGATAAAAGAGGATGGGTAATAGCAAATGAAAACTTTAATCCAGTTCAAAAAGCTAGTTCAAGTGTACATACTAATGCTTACTCTGTAGGTTATCAGTTCGTACAATACAAAATGCACAATGGTGCAGAACTAGAATTAGTTCATAATCCTTTATATGATGATAGATCTATTAACTTAGAGATTGATCCAGTAACAGGATTTCCAACAGAATCTATGAGATTTACTTTCTTAGATTTTTCAGGAACAAATGGACAAAGCAATGTATCTTTAGTATCTAAAAAAGATGGATATAAATTTGGATATGTTGGTGGACTTGTAAACCCAATGGGACCTAATAAAGGTGGTCTTATGGCTCACGCAGGTGAATACTACTCAATGCACGTATCTAAGATATGTGGAGTACATATAGAGGACATTACTAAATGTGGTGAACTTATTTTAAAGAGAAACGTAGGATAATCCTATTAATTTTCTTATATTTGTATTTGGAGAGGGAAACTATCTCTCTCCTTATACGAATATTAACTTAAAACAAAAACATGGCAATAGTAGAAGTAAGACCTATTGAAAAAGAAAAGTGGCACAAGAAAGAAGGTAAGGATGCTTTCCAAAGACCTGTAACATTAGAAGCACTAGTAAGTGCAACAACAGGAAAATATGCAACTGGGTTAACAAAAGAAGATGAAGAAAGATTAAATGAAAAAGCAGGTTATAATTTATCTGCAGATTACGTGCAAGGAAAACCACATGAATTTTGGAATTCTCCAGCAGGTAAAATTAAATTAGATTATAAAACAAATATCTTTAATACAGACAAAGCTCTGGATGAGATAAAAGTAAAAGTGATGAAAGCATCAGATTTAGTTGCTAATTCACAAAAAGAATATGAGGAAGGATTATTTCCTGAAGCTATATTTGTCATCTTTGATGAAGCAGAAGAAACAGAAATAAAAGCTTCAAAAGCAGCAATTAAAAGACAAGTTATTATAGAAGCATCTAAATTAACTATATCTAGAAAAGCTGAACTTGTACAAATTTTATCTGGTGTTTCAGTTAGAAAACAATCTGAAAACTATATAGATTTAAAATTAGATGATGAAATAGAAAGTAAAGGAGCTTCAAAAGTTTTAGCACTTATACAAAGAGATAAGGCAAGAACATCTTTACATGCTTTAGTATTAGAAGCATTACATAAAAATGTATTGAGAAAAGAAGGAGCTGCAGTTTATTATATGGATGATCAATTAGGTTTTGATGTAGAATCAGCATTAGATTATTTTGCAGACTCACAAAATCAAACATTAAAAGCACAAATTTTAGAAAAGATAAACGAGTAAAATTATGGATATAAGAAGTATGCATTATGATTTTAAACAAAAAATCAATAAAGTAGATTCTAATCAATACAGAAATTTAAGAGTTCCTGAAATAGATTGGAAAATAAATGAAGCATACGAAATATTTGTAAAAGCTATAGCTGAACCTAGAATAAAAAATCATTTAGGTTTTGAAGTAAGTCAGAGAAATATTGATGATATTAGAACTATAGTAGTTAATGGAGAAACTATAACTACAGAAAGTACAGCATCAGAAGTAAATTTTAAATTACCAGAAAACTATGTGTTTTTCTTATCAGGAGAAGCAACAATAGAAAAAATAAATTGTGGTGAGAAAGTTGCAAGACTTATTATAACTCAACATGATGATCGAAATAAAGAAAGTCCATTTGATAATTCTTCTTATTCGTGGGGAGAAGTAAATGCTAGATTTGTAGGTAATACACTTAAAGTATTTACAGATGGTACTTTTACAATAAAAAATATTATATTAAATTATATTAAAAAACACGACTATATTCATAATGCTCAAGACTTCTTGCCAGGTCAAACTTATACATTACCTTCTGGTGCTGTATTAGTAGGATCACAAGATTGTGAACTTCCAGAACATACACATAGAGAGATAGTGGATTTAGCAGTGCTTATTACAACTGGTGAGTTGCAAATACCAGATTATCAAATAAAACAAGAAAAAGTAAAATTAAATCAAATTATTTAAATTAAAAAATTATGAGTAGAAACAATGATGTGTTTCAGGTACTAGTAACAAAAGGAGATCAAGCAGTATTAGCTGCAGATAGTCAAGTTACAGATTTAGCACCAGGTCAAATAGGAGTATTTGATAAAAACACAAATCTTTCAATAGACAACAGTGCTACACCAAGAAATTTTTATTTGGCAGTAGGTCTAGATTTAGATGGAGATACTGTAACAGATGATGTAGCTTCTTCAGCAGGAAGTCATATTCAAAAAAGAAATATTGCATCTTATTCTCTTAGAGATTATGAAGCAGGTTCACCTTTAAAAATAGTTTTAAAAGACTATACAGCAGAGTGTGATACTGAATATGGAATTAAGTTAGAATTAAGAAACCAAGAGATTTATAGAACTCAAGGATTCAATCAGTTTACAAAAGCTTACAGTATTACAACAGCATGTTGTGATGGGTGTACTCCAACTTGTCCTTCAGGAGATGGTAATGAAATTACTAAATTATTAAAGTTAGCAATTAATGTAGATGCTGAAAAACTAATCTCAGCAGCAGCAATTGCAAGACAAGCTTTAACAATAGCTATACATGGAACATCTGCAGATATTGCAGAAGGTGCTGAAGTTAGTGATGCAGATTTAGAAGCTATTATGGTTTATAATGCTGCACAAGCTGATACAGCAGATTATGTATATACTGATTTAGAGATTACAACTGTAACTCAGGGAATCAAAAGATTCTGTGATGTTAATTTAGGATATTTTTACCCTAGACAAACAATTGCAATCATGTCTAAAATTAGTGGAGATTATCAAGGTTTCAAATGTACAGGTTCTGTAGAGGTAACTCAAGAAGCAGTATTTGAGCAAGGAGCTGGATATGATGTTAAACAACAAGAGTATATGGCACAAGGATGGAGTGATTCTCCTTATAGATTGTCTACTCTTAATGGAGTAGCTGATTACAAGGTTTATAATGCAGATTCATCTGTAAATTATGATCAAATTGCACTTATGTATGATGAGCATTCTAAAAATGCTTGGTTGGATTATATGCATGGTGAAGCAACTTACATTGCTATCCCAACAGCAGATTCAACAACTAAAGCTGCACTATTAGCTATTTTAAATGCACAAGTTGCTTCAGAAGGATTTGTAGCACAATAATAAAATAACATTAGAAATTCTAAGGGGAAGCTTACATTTGTTATGAATGTTACTTCCCCTTATATATAAATATACACTATGCTTTTTATAAATACTTTAAAAATATCTGATGATAGAACAACTATAGATATAGATGTAGAAACTTCAGAATTAGCAAGAATAACTTCTATAAAGTTATGGACAGATGAAACTTATAAAGAAGACTTTTTATTTTCTGATTTATCTAATAAAATAGATGGTACAGATAATAGAGAAGTTTTATTTATTACTCCTGAAGATATAGGAGAAACTAACTTTAATGGTATATATTTTTTAGAATTTATTACTAATGATACAACTGATTTAGAATGTGTTGCTTGTAATGAAACTTCTTTAATAGGAGTAACAGCAGATTTTACAAAATATCATGAGTGTATTGTAGATAGTGTAATTAAACATAATGATATACAAAAAGCTAAACAAATAAACCTTGTTTTTGATGCAGTATATTCAGCATTAAAAATAGGTTATTATGAAGAAGCTATTTATATTTTTGAACAATTACAAAGTTTATGTACTACAGATTGTGTATCTTGTACAGATAAAGTTATTTCTACAAATTCTGTAAATACTACTTTTGGAACATTTAACAACATATTAATATAATGAGTAATTTAAATCTAAAAACTATAGTAGCTTCTGTTGAAAAACAATATAAAATTTCAGAAGTAAATAGTAAACTTAATTTAGAAGATATTTGTACTTTACAAGTTTTAAACAAATGTAAAAACTTTTTAGAGTGTCTTTATAATGCAGGTAATTTAGAATATGAAAAAGATTTAAATTCTATTAATAATAAAATAAAGTTACTTATAGGAAAATCTTCTGAAATTTGTTCTTTCAGAACTATAAATTACAACAACAATATTTTCAAATCAACAAATAATATATAACAATGGCAATAGAATGTGCAGAAATACTACAAACTAGAGATTACTTATTACAGCAATTTCAGTCTTGTAAAAAATTAAAATCTTCAGATATGCAATTATTAGTTGATCTTACTTATTCAGTAGGTCAATGTGCAACAGGTGAAGGTGTAGGAGGTAGTTCTTTTACAGAAATAGATTTAGGTACAAATACTAATGATTTTACAATAGGACAACTAATAAACCAGACTCCAAGTTTTACTATTCCTAATGACAAATTTGCTGTTTTTAGGGTATTAGATAATTCAGGAGTAGAGTTTAAATATTTATCTTCAAGAGGTTCTGGTACATATGGTGTACCTAATCCTGTTTATGTAGATTCAGATTTAATATTAATATACGAAGATAATACAGCAAGAGAATATATATTAAATGATAAATTCTTTGATGGAACTACTTTTCCAAGTAAAGTTTTTGATGAACAATTAGTAGCAGATAACTTAAATACTTCTTCAGCTTTTACATTAGCAGATAATGAAATAGCAGCTTTTAGATTTAGAGATGTAGGAACAGGTATTATACATTTATTTTCTATAACAACAGGACCTGATACTTATGGTGTTGGAGGTACACAATTATTATCAACAAATATTATATTATTAGCTAGTTCAGATCCTGGATTAGAAGAAAGAGATCAAAATATAAGAACAGGTTTTAGTAGAACTATTAATATACCTTCTTCTTCTAGTTTAATATTTGCTAACTTAGGTAATCTTACTTTTACAGGTAATTTACCTTCAACAACTGTTGTTCCTACTTTAGCAGGACACTTAGCTAATAAACAATATATAGATAATGCTATTTCAGGAGTAGTTAATTCAGGTACTTCTTTAGCAGGAGCTAATCAAATTATTCCAAATGATGTAGCAAGAGAAATAAATTTAAATAATGCTAATTCATTTTTACAAATAAAAGATAGATTTGGAGGTACATTATTTAATATAGGAGAAGCTAATTTTACCTTAGCTGAACCTCCTATAATAACTGGTTCTTTAGTTCCAACTGTTCCTAATAGATTAACTACAAAAGATTATGTAGATAATCAAGTAGCAACTAAACAAGATACTCTTGTAAGTGCTACTAACATTAAAACTATAAATACTCAAAGTATTTTAGGATCAGGTGATATAACTATTGCAGGAGCTATATCTGCAGAGAATCAAGCTAGAATAGATAATCTAAATGTTTATAGAGAAATTGTACATACAACTAATCATACAGCTACAGCAATCAATGCTTATAATGTAGATTCTCCATATGAAGGAGGAGTTAGAAATATACTTAATGTTAATGATATAGAATATATAGTAAATAATGTAGAACCATTAAATACTCCTTTTCTAATAGAAGGTGGGGAAGCTTTAACTGGAACTGCTATTATAACAAGAAGTTCTGATACAATTAAATTTCTAGTTAATGGAAAAGTTGATTCTAAAATAGCTGATGATGTAGATGGAGTAACTATAGAAAGTTTAAAAACTGTTATAATTGAAAGAAGAGGAGATAATTTATATAAAATTACAGGAGATGTTGCTGTTTATTCTTTAGTTAATCCAGAATTAAATACTCAATCTAATGCTACTAGTCCTTCTAATGAGGCTAATGGTATTACTCCTTGGGATAATGATGGAGGAAATTCACAAGATTCTACTATAGAAAGTTTAGCTAATACAGACTCTCAAGGTGGAGCATTTATGCTTAGAGCAACATCACAAAATAATGGAGTAACTTATATAAATTGGAATTTAACAGGTCTTACAATAGGTGAAAATTACACTGTAACTTATAGAGCTAGAGTAGATTCTGTCAATGAACAAAGAACATCAGGCTTTTGGCAAGGTGTTGTTTCAGATGCAAATCAAATACCAACTACTAGTTGGCAAACTTTTACTCAAACTGTAGAAGCTAGTGCTACAACCATAGGATTTAGATTATATATTTCTCGTAATGCTAGTGGATTAGTAGGGGATAATTTATATATAAGTGAATTTAGCGTAGTTCCAGCATAACAATTAAAAAGAAAAAATGAAAAGTTTTTATTATGTTACATCTTCTTTGTTAAAAGCAATTGGAGTAATTCCTCCTAATGTTCAAAAAACTATTGCTAGAGCACAAGCTATTAATGCTATAGGAAATTTAACTTGGAATCAATCAGATGAATATACTCCAACAAGTGCATCAGATTTATCTAATTCAAATAACACAGGTAAAACAGCTATACTAACTGGTATATTTGATGCAACAGGAGTTACTTTAGCTCCTAATCAAATACTAGTTCCTAATGGAGGTAGGATATCTGGTACTAATATTAATCTTAATGATGCTACTATAGCAATAAATTATTTAAGAGGGTTTCATGAAGATGCTAGATTTGTTTCTTTATACCCTGAGTCTAAAGGATGTTTATTTCCTGAATTATTTGGAGGAAATTCTTCTATAGATAATGCAGATGCAGTAGAAGCAATGATTTTAAATGCAGAAGCTGGTTTTAATAAAATTGGAGAAACATATCCTATAAACTCCCCTAAAACTTATACTAGAGGTGGAGTATTTAAATGGAATGGAAATAATTCTTCTATTACTTCTTCTTATGTAGATTCAGGAACTAACACTCACTTATTTAGATTTGAAAATCAAACCAGACATGAATTTACTGATTTGGATATAGATGGAGGTAATAATCTTAAAAGATTTGCTTATTCTATAGAATCTGATTTTGCTTTAGATAATGTACAAATTAGAAATTTAATAAGTACTACAAGAACTAATAGTGATAGGTGTTTAGCTTATAGAGTTGTATTAACACCTTCTACAGGAGCAAATGATTTTAAAATTTATAATTCAACATTTGAAGACTATGAATGTTGGGGAGGTGGTGTTCCTGCTTCTGGTACTGATGGGGTTACTAAAGGCTTTTGGTTTTCATATGAAAATATAAACATAGGTGATTCTGGTAATATAGATATTCATAATTGTGATGTTAACAACATGTTAGGTGAAGATGCTGAGTTTGTATTTTTTGCAGGAGGTAGTAATGGGTTTGTTTATGATCATAATATTATAGCTAGAATTACAAATAGTAGATTTGATACCTCAACTAGAAGGTTTATTAAAGGATTTCAATCTAATGTGGGTATTGAAAATTGTACTTTTGTAAGAGAAGGTGCAGGTACAGTTGTAGGTGGTCATGATGTAACTAGTGGAGCAACCACAGGAGTAGGATTAGGTTCTACAGATAATGCTAGCTATGCTCAGAGAAATAGAAACTCTTATGTAAAAAATTGTACTTTTACTCATAAAGGTGATCCTATTGCAGCATTTATTAATGTTAATGATTGTGAAAATGCAGAAGTGTCAGGTAATCATTTTACTTATAGTGAAATTTATACAAGAGGACATATTAATATTAATAGATATAATGTAAATACTAAAATATTTAATAATACTCATATTAATGGTGGATATGGATTAGGTGAATTATCTAGTACAAATTTAGATATAGAAATTTATGATAATACATTTGATATTACTGTAGGTACTGATATGTTTAATAGAGCTATTTTAGTAGCTCAAGAAACTACTTCTAATTTCCATAACATTCATTTCCATGACAATGATATTGATATAGTTTATAATTCTAGTTATGCTTCTGGTAATCCTTATGGAGGGTTTTTACATACTAGATGGAGTTCAGTTACTTGTGATAACTTAGTAATTGAAGATAATAATGTAACTATGAGTGGTTCAGGTGTTGCTAATCAAAAATTAATATATACAGTAGGAGATTTTGGTAGTACAAATAGAATCCAAAACACTGTAGCTACAGGAGCAACTGCTAGTGGTATATTTAGAGTAGATGGAGGAACACAAAACTTCCAAAATGTTAATAACGTAGATGGTAATAGTAATCCTTTAACAGTTCAATAACTAATTTGCGTATGTTATTATTTTTGAGTAACTTTGTTATATAAAATATAATATAAAATGCAAGAATTAAAAAAATTTTTTAATCAAAATGAATGGGATTTAATTACATCTATTTTGAAAAATGGTAGAAATACAGATTGGTATAGTTTAGCCCTTGAATATAGTATTAAACCAGAAGGAGATTATAATCAAAGAAGAAAGGCTTCTAATGATATTTGGAGAAAGTATTTAGTAAAACAAAAAGCTATTGAAGCAGATCCTAAAATACTTATTTATGACATAGAAACTTCAAGAGCACAAGCAAATGTGTGGTGGAGTGGTAAACAATATGTTTCAGGAAATCAAATTGTATCTGATCCTAAAATAATTACAATAGCTTATAAATGGCTTGGAGAAGATAAGGTTTATTATTTGAAATGGAATAAAAAACAATGTGATAAAAAACTTGTTAAAAGTTTCTTAGAACAATATAATAAAGCTAATATGGTTATTGGCTTTAATAATGATAAATTTGACAACAGATGGATTAATGCTAGAGCACTTAAACATGATTTAGATGTTAATGTATTTGTAAAGTCTTTTGACATAATGAAACAAGCTAAAAGATTATTTAGATTACCTGGATATTCTATGAATTATATAGCTAAGTATGTAGGAGTTGAAACTAAATTACAACATACTGGATTAGCTATGTGGGAAGCTATACAAACAGGTTCTAAGAGAGAAGCTAAAAAAGCAATGAAACTAATGGTTGAATATAATATTCAAGATATTATAGTTACAGAGCAAGTTTATTTAAGACTTAGAAAGTATATGAAAAACCCAATTCATTTAGGAGTAATTCAAGGTAAAAGTAAATCTACATGTCCTGTATGTGGTTCAGATAATATTAAACATATAAAATCTACAGTAACTGC